GTTGACCCCCAATTTCGACCTCTGCCGACTTCAAAAGCGTGTTTCCAAGCTTCGAAACATAGCGGTATTTCTTGGTAGAAATAGACGTATCCGTGTCGCCCAATGTTCCTCCAGCGAATGAAGCCCCAGTTGCATTCGCTCCACCAGAATGGGTGTCGACACTCGAAGTCTGATCTAAGGGGAAGTCGGTCGGCATCTCCACCTCGAGCCACAGGCGGTGCAAAAGATCTCCGTTGCGACTGATCACCGCGACAAGACGATTTCCGAACTGCTTGGAGGCAGATTGGAAGGTCTGTTCCACCGCTTCAACGCTGAAATTTGTATGACGGCGGTAAAGATTCTTAAAAAAAGTTATTTGTGAGTTACCGGTGAGATAAACATCTTGCATTCCATAGGCAACGAGCTGCATCAATCCACCTCCACCCATTGTGTATTAATGTAATTGCTGTAGAAAAAAAATAATCATATTTGCGCAAAACATCGTTGATTTAATTAGAAAATGCGAGACCGCCCATGCCACTGAGAATACGAAGAACGTTGTACGAAAGGGCGTAGACGTAAACGTCACGCGTTGTGATCGTCTGCTCAGATGACGATGCACCCTTGAATGTCAACTTTAATTGAGCGTTGTCAATTCTTGAGAAATTGAGGGCACCGCTGGGCTGGTGCTCTTCGGGGCTGAGGCAGAAAGAATACATGCCCGTCCAGTGGTCGGTCGGGACGCGCGTGTGGTGCTGGTACGGCTGCACCCATGTAAAATACGATCCAGAGCGCACACTGAAACGATCGTGACCGTTGAGCATGAGACCAACGTCAGCAAACGGTGAGTTATCGTCTGGAACGGCACCGTCGGACTTGACGTATCCGTTGTAGAAGGGATTGGGCTCCGACTGCTGGCCAGAGGGCTCCGCCGTAAAGTATATGGCCTTGGTAGGATGATTGAAGTTCAGGCGAACCGACATCGCCGTGGTGGAGGTCTCGGATGTGGTAATCGAAGGAGAGGTCTCCTTACCGGTGAACTGGAGCTGCTCGACCAAATATTCGTGGCTCATCTGAGAAAAGCGTCTACGTTCATCGGTGTCCAAATAAAAGAAGTCACTGTACAGCTTCGGATTGTCGAGCATTTTAACATCACTAGCGGTCGCGGCCGCCAGTGTCTGCCCATTGGCCTCACGGCATATGTCGCCAGCAGCACCTAATTCAATGGTGATTCTGACCTCGTGATATTGTAAAGCAATCAACGGTAATGCAGCACCCGCGCTTCCCTTCGAGAACCAGAAGTTGATCGGGAGGTACAGCTTGCGAGCAGTCGAATGCGCTCCACTCTTGAGTGTCAGTCCACTCTTCAACCCAGCTGGGTTGAAATCCGTGTTAGCGGCATCTGCGGTAATAAGACTTGGACCGGGCTGAATTGCTGTAGGTCCGTTATTCGCTGTCATCAGCTCGTAGCCAGCCTTCTTCTCCGCGCGGCACGAGAGCTGGTGCCAGAGCTCCATCCAACGGCCGTAGATCTTATCGATGCGCTGACCGCCGATCTCGACCTCCGCGGACTTGATCAGCGCGTGGCCAAGCTTCGAGACGTACTCGTGTCCAGATGCGGGTGCGTCCGGAAGAGTGACCTCAAGCCAGAGACGGTGCAGCAGGTCACCGTTGCGGCTGATCACCGCGACGAGACGGTTGCCAAGGTTCTTCGAGTTCGACTGGAAGGTCTGTTCCACTGCTTCAACGCTGAAATTCGTATGACGGCGATAAAGATTCTTGAAAAAGGTTATTTGTGAATTACCAGTGAGATAGACATCTTGCATTCCATAGGCAACGAGCTGCATTAGTCCACCGCCTCCCATGTTTCTGATACATATACTATAGAAAAAAAATAATCATATTTGCGCAAAAACATCGTTGATTTAATTAGAAAATGCGAGACCACCCATGCCACTGAGAATACGAAGAACGTTGTACGAAAGAGCGTAGACGTAGACGTCACGCGTGTGATCGCCGAATCCACCAACGCCACCCGTACCAGCGGGCTTCGCCTTCTTGAATGTCAACTTTAATTGAGCGTTGTCAATTCTTGAGAAATTGAGGGCACCGCTGGGCTGATGCTCTTCGGGCGAAAGGCAGAAGGAGTACATGCCCGCCCAGTGCTTAGTGGGGACGCGCGTGTGGTGCTGGTACGGCTGAACCCACGTGAAATAGTCACCAGTGCGAACACTGAAACGGTCGTGACCGTTCAGCATAAGACCGACCTCCTCGATTGGCGAGTTATCAACAGGAAGCGATGATTCGTTGGATGTTCCGTCATCCTTTGTTCCGCAGAAATGACCGTTGTAGAAGGGATTGGCCTGGTCATCCGCAGGGGATCCAGCTGGCTCCGCCGTAAAGTATATGGCCTTGGTGGGATGATTGAAGTTCAAACGGATTGACATTTGTTGAGTTCCCGAGGTCTTGATCTCGGGAGATGTCTCCTTACCGGTGAACTGAAGCTGCTCGACCAAATATTCGTGGCTCATCTGAGAAAAGCGTCTACGTTCATCGGTGTCCAAATAAAAGAAGTCACTGTACAGCTTCGGGTTGGAGGACATCTTAAGACTGGTACCGGAGCTGGCAGCGCTGACAGCGCTATCCATGGTCCTGCTGACCTCCTCCGCAGATGCAATATCGATGGTGATTCTGACCTCGTGATATTGTAAAGCAATCAACGGTAGTGCAGCACCCGCGCTTCCCTTCGAGAACCAGAAGTTGATCGGGAGGTACAGCTTGCGTTCACCATTCTTATCATCGTCTTCTGCAGTTTTAAAAGTCTGCGTCTTATTTCCTTCAGCCGAGTTGCCGGTCATCAGCTCGTAACCTTCCTTCTTCTCCGCGCGGCACGAGAGGTGGTGCCAGAGCTCCATCCAGCGGCCGTAGATCTTATCGATGCGCTGACCGCCGATCTCGACCTCCGCGGACTTGATCAGCGCGTGGCCGAGCTTCGAGACGTATTCCTGTTTGGTGCCTGGGGGGACGCCTGGAAGTTCGACCTCAAGCCAGAGACGGTGGAGCAGGTCACCGTTGCGGCTGATCACCGCGACGAGACGGTTGCCAAGGTTGTCGGAATTGGACTGAAAAGTCTGCTGTACCGCTTCAACGCTGAAATTTGTATGACGGCGGTAAAGATTCTTGAAAAAAGTTATTTGTGAGTTACCGGTGAGATAAACATCTTGCATTCCATAGGCAACGAGCTGCATCAGTCCACCGCCTCCCATTTTGTGATATTCATAACACAGATTTTTTTTGAAGAAAGAAATGCGTATAATTTTATGAATGCGTACCTTGTAATAATAAATGTTTACGCTGGCTTCTGAATTTCGAAGGCGAGCTTCGCGGAACTCGCTGGGACGCTCTCCATCGCCGAATCATCCGGGATGTCTTGTCCATACCAGAACTGTAGCTTTCCGTTGGAGATGTCCGCCACGATCATCCAATGCCCGTCGGTCGAAGCGAGGTCGCCAAGGTGCACCACTTGCGACCGCTCACTGGTAGTGAGTCTAGAGACGAGCGTGTCGTTGAATGGCTTCGTTTTCTTATCTAGAACTATGTCTTCGGAGATCTGGAATGCAGAAAGTTGCTGTGTGGAGTTGGACGTTTCGCTTGATCGCGTGTACAATATCTCCTTGTCAGATGCACCCTTGATAATAACACCCGCCCCCGTGGCAGTGGCGTCGGTAGGGCTAGCGACGACACCGAGCTCTATAGTTTTGTCTTCGACCGTGAGGGTTGCACTGTTGATTGTCGTCGTCGTGCCCTGTACGTTCAAATTCCCTTCTATCGTCACCTCCCCTCCAACGGAAAGGGTGGTTCCCACGACCACGGAACTGGTGACGGTTGCCGTCTGTCCAACTGTCAGAGAGCCACCAACACTGAGCGTGCCTTTTAAGACGGAGTCACTCTCTGCTGTGAAGGATCCGGTAACGTCAAGTGCATCTCCTAAAAATACGGTAGAATTTACACTGAGTGTGCTGTCGAGAAGCGACGCACCACCGATCCTGATCGCATTTGTTATATCACAACTGGCTCCGATGGAAACGGTTGAATCTAACACAACTGCTCCATTAACACTGAGAGTTGAACCGACTGTAGCCGCACCATCAAGCGTGTAGTTTCCTCCACACGAAAGATTCTGTGCGAGGAATGTGTCGCTGCTGACACTGAGACCTCCGTTGATTGTAATGTTGCCGCCCAGGTCGTTTACAGTGCCCCATGCAACATGGCCACTATTTCCTACATTCCTCAGTGTATATACTTTATCTGCATCCATGGTATTGCCTCCAAGAATCGGTATTTTCAATCCAGTTAGAAGAGTTCCTTGAGCTACATGATCACTAATGGTTTGTGCCGTCGTCGTGGTATTTGTAAGGATACCTATAGACAATGCATTGTCCCATACACCAGTTTCTAATACTTCGGTTTTAGTGTCACCACTCAATCCTCCTTTCACCTTCAACTTTCCGTTGTCCGGTCTTGAAGTATCGCCCGAATCGATTACAAGATCACCATCGGAACCATTAAGATTTGGAGCATGTATGACCGATATCTGTCGAATCGTACGTGCCAGAATTCCTGCCGTCTTTATCGTTCCCAACGAATTCAGACCGGTTATAGGCACGCTTGTCACAGATGACATGATGATATGTATGCAGAAAAAAATCAAGTTAAGAACAGTGGTTCTTCTTCTGAATGATCTTCTACGACTACACAATACAAATCACAACTGTCTTCGCATAGAACGTGTTTGAAGGGTATTTTAATATGTGTATCATATGCATCCAACGGCACGTATGCTATGAATGTATCTGCGGTCATTGAATATGCCCATAAAACGACTGGTATGAATCCAAACACGTTATTATCACGTGGCATGGCAAATCTTCTGTCAAATACATCTTCGGTGACAGGCAGAGCTACAGCCACAGGCCGTCCACTGGATATACAGCTTGTGATATCCTTAATAGTTTTATCAACCCTAAATAGTTGTACAGGTATGGATTCATGTAATTGATTGAGAAGCTCCGAAAACGCGAATTGATTACAGGTCGAATCAGGAGCTTCTAAGTCGAGTTCATACCCATGTTTTTTCACCTCAAAGTCTATTATCATATGTGCTACTTTTCCCGCAGGTGAACCTGTCGTGACAAACGAATCGCTCATTTCTTTGATTCTGAAAGTTTTGGGTGCGGAATCACTGGCAGTAAATAATGTAGTATCTTCATCCGGAGAACTGATGTAATCCTTTACAGTCTCGCTGCCGGCATACCCAAGCAACCACCACAGCGCTTCCATATAAAATTACATAACAATTATTACATTCTTTATGTTACGCACCAATCTTTTTTTTATGTCTTCTTTATAATGACAGAAACAGATTCCAATTATAATACACTCATAATTGTCATGCTCGCAAGTGGGTACTACTATTTAACTACAAGAAAGAAAAATGAAGAGGAACACCCCACAAAGAGTGAAGATAATTATCACTTCCCCCTAGCTGTAGCTGCAGTACTTGTTTATTCGCTGCGAGAGGAAATAAATATAACGATAACAAAAGACCGTGTTTTACTGGGTATAGCGATATCATTATCTAACTATTTTATGGAAGATGGTAGTGCATTGAAGGCATCGTTTGCTGCTCTTGCGACATTAATATTAGGACCAGCAATAACCCATGAAAAATAAAATTCTCAATGTACCATATAATGTCGTTGGCCGGTGGTATGGACATGAGTTCACCGGATATGAGTATGGGCACACCCGATATGGGCATGAGCCCGCCTGACATGAGCCCACCCGATATGAGCATGAGCCCACCCGATATGAGCATGAGCCCACCCGATATGGGCATGAGCCCACCCGATAAGAGCATGAGCCCACCTGACACGAGTATGGATATCGATGTGGATAGTACAGATACGAGCCCTGATGCGGACACGACAACAGATGCTCCTGTAGACGATCCACCAGTGGACACCATTGTATCAAATACAGAAACACCTTCCGACTACTACGCACCAGAGTACATTATCTTAGCAGTGTTATATTTTATTATAGCACTCCTATATATTGTCAATTCTCAAATAGACGTCCCGACTGAAATCAACGATTGGTTGCGTGCCAATCCAGATTATATCAACCTGTCTTTAGCTACAATATACTCATTCATATCGATTGTTTATGTTGTGTTTTTTCACTTGCCACAAGACACAATCACACAATCGAACCTTAAAGCGTTTGCCACCTTCATTATACTTCTCATCCTAGTCTATGCGTGGAGAAAAATCCTCACGAGAGATTCGAATTATGCCCCCTCACCAGTGGCACCCGCACCCATTGGAATGACACCGCGAGTCTAAGTCTTATACTTCTCGTATGCAGAAGGAAATTTGGCATACTCCTTCGTTTTCTCAGAGACGATTCCCTTTTCCCATGGCAGAGGAGGAGAAGGCCAATTGATGCCACCATCACTGCCAATGAAATAATTCTGCGTTTGAAACATCGAGTTCAGAAGACGGCCATACATATCTTGTCTAAACTTGAACGTTGGGTCGTTTTTCTCGCCATCGATCATTTCTTGTACACGTTTTGCACGCTTTCTCTGACGCGAAATGTCCTGAAGTGCATCTTTCTCCTCCTGTATTCTCTTTTCCTCATCAGCAGCTTTTTTCTCAGAGGATTTGCGCTCGTAAATCGAAGATAGCTTGCCATCCAGTCGTTCCCATGCTGACTGGCCCATTGTTTTCGACCATGTCATTTGTTTTCTCTCCGAAGATTGAGCATAATCGTAACTGAACCCATTCGCATTGCACAGCAACTCCATATTGCCAAGACAGCTAGTCTTCGAGCGGATGCCTCGAAGACTCATGTACACCTTGTTCTTCCTTTCGCTGTGATAAAGACGCCGCACGGCGCCGGTGGCCCATAGATCTTCGATCCTGCTGCCCATCCCTACATGCACACGCACAAAGACCTCGCCATCCCATGAAAACCCATGAGATTCCATGATCTCTTTGTTATCGTACACACTCTTCACCACATCGAACTTGACGTTGCCACTATGCGATGTGAAGACTTTGACATCCGGTGGCTCTGTAGTAGCTGTAAGCGCAGTGTCTTCGTTCGAGTGGATGTGGCTGTCGACCCGTTCAATCAGAGATACTCTCTGCTTGTCCATGGCCTCCTTCTGAAGCTGTTTGAGTGCATCAATCGCCACGCGACTCATAACGCTTGTGCAGGCTGGCCACGAATCACGTATTCAGACTACAGGCACGTGGATAAATTAAATTAGATGTCGGTACGGATATATAACATATTGAGCCGCCTCCGATCCCAGTCTCTTGATGTGGCTGGTTCGCCCGCGGGTTTCAAGTCGATCAACCTGTTGAACTCAAAATAATCGAGGACCCCAAACGAACTGACCATTCTATGCCTGGATTATTTCAAGACGTAGTTCCCCAGAGGGGGCGGATGTCATTCAAGTTCCTTTGACTATCACGACGAGAATCGACTGTCCCAATCCGAACTCAGCGCATGCCTGGAAAGAAGAATGTCAATCTCAAGAACGGATCAAAACATATTTGGGACGAAATCAATGATGACCCTAACATCTGCCCATACTGCCCAAGGAAACGTGGGCACACTGGATTGTGTGATATCGAATATGTCGAGCGACTTCGGCGCCGTTCTACCCCCGTGGTAGAGAAGCAGAATAAGCTTGCAGAGAAGCAGAATAAAGAGAATCAGGGCGAAACAGACGGCGAGGAAGTCAATGCTGCAAACATTCTCGCACCACACCAAGTCGTACAGCCACCACCAATCGCACCACCAATCGACACTCACCCCATCGCCGAGGCTATTCTTCTTCTGTCTTCTTCCCCGGGTGCACACTCCGAGCCCCATCCGGAATTCATGCACGCCAACCAGGTCACTACGTTCCCGCAAGTTTACTCAGAGGTCGATCAGATAAGAACTATCTTCTCGTCTATGGGTCCCGATAACATGATGCTGGGTTATGCGACACCCACAATCGAACAAGAGCACATTGTCACCGTTGAAGACATCGTCTCTCTCCCCATTGTCGAACTGCATAATATGGCCAATCGTTTCGGTATGCCTTTGGGGCACAGACAGCGCTTTATCAACTACATCAAGATGCTCCAACGCAATGGTGCTTAAAGGAGAAGGCTTAAAGAAGGTAAGATGATAACTTTTAACGGTCGAGGAAAGTCTTTGATCGTTCTGAATCGTATGGTGACTCATGTACAGTGGGCGTTTGTCGGTAAGGTGTTGGGCGTGTGTTGTTACAGGTATATGCCCTCTGGCAAGGGAGGGATCAAGCAACGTTACTCGAAGCCTTCGGGTTCAAGAGATTGTACGTTGTTATTACGTTAGAAAGATGTCTTAAATATCCTTGGAAGAATACCAAAGGTATTCGGACAAACAAGGTGACATCGTGAGGCATGGGGTAAAGAAAGTCCAATAGCAATAGATTGCTATCGGTTCCCGACCTCACACAAATCGCCATCATCGTCTTCAACATCCTCGGAATTACTTCAGGTAAGTTTACCCAGCCATGCATTCCTTTTCATTTCAATATCTGCTTACCATATAGTTCTTTTTTGCGCAGCTACCTAAACATACCAGGCTCCGTTAGCTCAGTGGTTAGAGCGCAGGTCTTATGAGCCTGCGGCCGCGGGTTCGAGCCCCGCACGGAGCACATGCACCGCTGGTGTATGGGCAGCATGTCACCCTTCCAAGGTGACGAACCGGGTTCAAGTCCCGGGCGGTGCAAAAAGCCTTGACGGGCTCTAAACAGTCACCTACGTCCAGGTGCCCGAGTGGTCTAAGGGGTACGACTCAAGTTCGTATGACGCAAGTCTCGCGGGTTCGAACCCCGCCCTGGACATAATGAGGAGAAAACCTCGTAAAAATCATTTTACAAGAAGGGTCTCCAAACATGCTCCCATGGTGTAGTTGGTAATCACATTGGACTTTGAATCCAATGACCCGAGTTCGAATCTCGGTGGGAGCTCTGTTCGTTTGCGTTTCCCGGAGCTGTTGTGCACTTGCTCTAGCCTCTAAAGAAAGGTACTATTCTGCAGATACGTTAAAGAAAACCTAGCGTAAGTATATAAATGCTAACAAAAAAGAAGAAGAGTAAAGTAATGCTTCTCAATAACGTCCCAGCACGTGCTCACAGGAGACCGTCTCAACTGGATCATGTGAGTAGTCAACCACTACCTAACCTAGGTAATGCATGGACTGTGGTTGCATCGCATATGAAAGCACCACCAATGCGTCCGCATTTCCTAGAGATTAAGCCGTCTTCATTAAAGTACGACGAATCATCTATGCTTTGGTCAAACGTGAAACCCAAATGGTTAGATTATAAAGCGAACAAAAAACACCCATCCTATGGCAAAACCAGGAGGGACATCAACAACATTATTAAACACACTATTCGACTAGTTTTGTACGGCAAGCGACGTGAACTTGATTGGAAGAATAGAATAAAAAAGCTTGCTTCTGAAAAGGGATACAATGTAAATATATTATCTGACTTGGTTATATTTCCAAAAAACACGAGAGACACTATTAGTTTTGAAGTTAGACCCAAGGGAAGTGACCCACAGCATGAACGATTGGCAAAGCCCACGGCAAATCAGCTCATCCGGGAAACCCCAAACAATCAGAGAACTTTCGCTAGGCTATCAAAAGCACATGCACGAGCAATGCAAAATACTAAACCAGGAGCGTCAGACGCTAACAAAAAGAAAGCGCTGAATTCAATATCACATGTTGTTGCGAAGATGCGACAACGAACCTAGATCGCCATCCATTTTCACCATTTTCACCAACATATTTCTCGCGAGTCGTTCTGCATAAATGTCCATAAGTAAAGCGTCACCCTCATCTGCACTTGTTACGTCTAGAATGATCTTCGATGTATCATACCATGAGAATGTACGCACGTTCTTACTAAAATAATCAGAATCTATGTCAATTCTTACAAGACTGGTGCGCTCAGAGATGTTTATTTGTGTAGTTATACACGTATTATCAATTGCACTCATCATATCAGTTGAGATGATCATGTAGACGAAGCGCATGAATAATACAATATGATACCACTGTCTTTAAAAGCTTAAAAACAGCATGATTAAAATGAGCAAATGATACAGCTCCTGTCATGGATGCTATGGAATTTGAGTATCGCATGCACTGATATGCAAATGATTCTTCCAACATTGGTGTATTACGTTCAGTCAACTATATTTGTTGCCGTTGTATCGATTTACTCGATGATTCTTCTTGTCTGCCACCCCACACAAGTACTACAGCTCACTGAGCCGGATGCACTTTCTGAAGGAGTTGTGGTTGTAGACCCTGGTTCAACCGTAAATGTTCTTCGAGTTCTTGCATCTTTGCCTGTGACTACAATCGTACATACTAGGGTGCTCGTCCCAGAAACGGACTGTGAGACTATCATTAAGTACTTGATTGTTGTACTGAGCGGGGGCTTCATCGCAGTGAAAAACACGTCAAGACTCAACACATTGAAGAATCAACTTCAATACCATCACGCCAAAATGCACGCTGCTCGAAGCCTATTAGTGTGTTGCAAGTCGGACTCGCTAAAGGAGCACCTAGAACGGGCGATCGGAACAGATAGCGTAACTCATCTTCAAATAAAGAAAAGCACCGTCGCGGCAGTTGATGTAAAGTGGAATCTTTCGTCAATAGAAGAAGTGTTCAAGACACACACAGACAAACCCGAAGAACATGTGGACTAACTACCGGTTAGATTGAAAAATCACCCCTAGCCCTGGCACGCCGCCTTATCGGGGACGCCGACCTCGCCCGCTTGTTCTGATTTGACGACCGCGGACGGGGCAGGTCGCGAAACCGCTTGCTCGTGGGTGCAAGGCTGTAGGCGTTTCGTACGTAGACTTGACCTTTTTGACGCCAATTCCTTTTAAAACCAGCGTTGGTCAGAGCTTTTCTGAGAGCTCTGTGGTGGTACGGTTGGTATCCACTATTGTCATAGAAGTCGATGATCCGAGTGTTAGGCACGTTCGGTCGAAACCCGTAGTTACCATTGCTCCCATCCCCCCAACGGTTCGCCTGGTTTGATGCAACTGGCAGCTGCTTGTTCAGATAGTCTAAAACGCGTTCGTACTTATTCTTCGTGAGTGGCAGGTTACGCAAGTCGTGAGTGCTCGCTGGATAGTTAGTTCGGAACTTACGCGGTTTCGTACTGCGGACCTTTCCCCGCTTCGCAAGGCGTTCTATCTGCAAAAGAATCTCATCTGGTAGTGCGCTTAACCTGTTCATATGTGATCTACTAATATATTTTTCATTTCACTGAATATCCAAATCTTAACCTAGAAGGTGCGCTTTGTGTTTTGGATTTTCTGACCCTTACGGTGAACGCAAGTTTTCGCAGCTGCTCTGCTTGCTTTTGTAATTTGTCCGCCCGCCTCAGCATCAAATCACGTCTTTTTACTACAAATTCGTCCAAGACTCTTTTTTCAACGATGGTATTGATCTCCTTACTAGAATACCCAAGATCACGCAAGTCACGTGTCATATCCTTTACCTTTCTCACACATATCGCCATCTGCGACCCTCTACCTGAAACAACACCTCCGCATTTTGTAAATGCTTTTGCATGGTCTGTTTTTAAGAATGCATCTAAACGCGCACTTCCCCACTTTCGTTTCATCTTCTTTTGTAAAGAAGAAAGTTTTTTATTTGCGCCTTCTTCAACAATATCAATAATATTTTAATTTCAATTTTTGAATCTTTTTTATATATCGTCTATTCAGTCGTTCAATCTTCTTATTGTACCGCATCATAAGCGACCTGACCTCGGCTTCTTGCTGATTAACATCCGTCCTATTCTTATTCAATTCTGATAAATATTCGGATGCCTCTTTGTCCACATTCATCAATGATTGAATCTCGCGATATTTTTAAATGCCCATCCTCCAATCATGATTTTTTATTTATCGATGGCACCCAACAGGTGGAGAGGAGGAGGACCTCCTAGTGATTTCTTTCTTTTCTCTGTCCTTCTAAATTCAATTCTTGAATAATTTTTGTTTGAAAATTTTTGTTTGAAAATTTTTTTTTGAAATTTTTTTTTGAAATTTTTTTTTGAATTTTTTTTTTGAAATTTTTTTTTGAAGTTTTTTTTGAAACTTTTCAAAATACAAATATATAATATAAATTCAAAAATTATATTATGATTAGGAGAGTCTCTCCTTAAGGTCTATCAGGAGGAAAATAGCCTGGTACCAAATTGGTACCAGGCTTAAAAAGTTCCACGTATTAATATAATATGATCAACTGTCAGTGGTGTCAGTATACTACTCGTGATAAGAGTAATATGAACAAACATGTATTAC